TAATGCCGCTCACAGGTTAAACGGTGGATTTATTAAGAAGTATGATACCATTGGTAGTGATAAAGAATGTAACAGTGGTCTACTTTACAAGCATTTCTTTCAGGGTGTAGATTTAGCAATAGAAGATCAAGACTATGTAATGGCTGATGAGATAGTAGACTATCTAAAAGGGTTAGGCATTAAAGCAATGGAAAGAGAACTAACTGAGTTTGAGATGAATGTTCTTAAATTTGTTACTTCTGATGTTGCTGGTAAAGATAAAATAGGCATTGCCGCAAGTTTACCTAAAGTGTTTCTTAATAAAATGGAATCAGATGGTTGGGAAGATAGGGAAAGAGAGTTAGGTAAAACATCTCAATATGTAGGAGAATTACATACTAGGCACACTTTTAAGAATGCTAAAGTAGAATATGTAAGATATATTCCTAGAACAATGAGTAACTTAATTACTTGTAGCATCGATAATAAGCATATCATTAAGTTCTTTTTAAATGATACAAAAGAAATAGCAGTGAAAGAAGGCGAAAATGCTGACATCACAGGCTATATCAAATCACAGTCTGTTAGTAAATGGACTGGCTTTAAGGAAACAATGATCAATAGGGTTAAGTTTTCAGAGCAAAAGAAACCTAAGGCTTAAGAGTCAACAGCACTTGGACTCTACAAAAATAGTGCAAGTAGTATAGAATGACCCTGCCTAGGCAGGGTTTCCCTTTTTTAGATAAATAGTAATATAACAATTTAGGGAGTTATACAATGGCAGACATAGAGAAAAAGACTATTCAGATTGAACTGGAAGTCGACACAAAAACAGTAGACAGCACTCAGAACCCATGGCAAAAATGGATTTTTTTAGCACAGGCAGTTGACGCCTGGAGAATATTCCCAAGAGCATTTTTAAGTGTTTATATATTCTTACTGTATTATTCAACCATATGGTTCATGGGACTAGAAAATCCTAGTTTAGAACAATCAGGATTGATAAGTATTATTGTTGGTGCAGGTGCGGCATGGTTCGGACTATATGCAGGAACAAGTAAAAACAAGAATAGCGATTAATGAAAAATTTTATAGAATGGCATAAAGACGCAACGTTAGACTTCATACATAAGTATAACTTGTCTACCTATCAGGTTGCTTGGGTCAGTTGGATCAAAGGAATGATAACTATGGCATTAATTATCTGGATACTGTAATGTTTACTAAACACTTTGTTAGATTTAATACAAGAGAAGAATTAGAGGATTCAGATGTTATTGAATACTTTGATATTGTCCAAAGTATTTGTCCAACAAAATTAGTTACAGGCATAAGCAGTGACGGAGATAAAGTTAGTATAGATGTAATGATATATAATGATTCAGATAACGAAGGTGAATTATTTATACATGAAATTATTTTAGATGAAGACATTGACCCAGATGAAGGTGATGAAATATCTAAAGAATTATCAAGAAGTTTTGATGAAGTGCAATTTACTTTTGAAGCATCAATAGAAGTATGATAGTAACCGTCTTTTATACGGGCGATCAGTTTGTAGCATACGATGAGGACGGCAACGAAGTCAAAGATCGAGAGATACTCGAGCAAATATCTTTTACACAATTTCCAGGTTTTAAATCATCCTTTCAAATAGAGGTTGACAAAACCGATATTTCTGCTAACATAAAACCATTAGATATAAATATTAACTTTAACACAGAGAAATAAGATGGCATTTAACAGAACATTCAATCAAGAAGAAATTAATCGATTAAAAAAACTAATCCAAGAGGGCGACCAAGTCCTTTATGAAGTAGATGCATTGCAAACAGGTTTGAGAGAAACTGTAAAAGCAATAGCAGAAGAAATGGAATTGAAGCCAGCAATTCTTAACAAAGCAATTAAGATTGCTCACAAAGCCAGTTTCCAAGATGAGTATGATAAGTTCGACGAACTTGAAACTATTTTGGAGTCAGTAGGCAAAACTTTGTAAGTGAACTTGAATCACTTTGCAACGTATTTTGACAAAGCCGGATATAAAACTACAGTTTACGACAATGTCATGCCACAAGAGATTGCAGACTCTTGGTTAGAGCAACGAAGAGATGTAAAGTTTTATAAGGCACTGGAAGACAAAATTCCAATGTCATTTAGAGTTCATCCTCTTCATAGAGAAGAAAGAGATAGTTTACTGCATATAAATGATTGGATAGACCCTTACTTAGATGATTGGCACGAAGGGTTGAATACAGATAATTTTGTTAGATCATTTATTAATTGCTATCAGAAAGATGATCATATTAGAAACCATGCTGATTTGACACCTTCGGAATGGACTGATGAACATTTATATTGTGTGGCATTGTTATTTTTAACACCAGACAGTTATATAAATGATGCAACAGATTGTGGATTTGTTGTTAATGATGGACCTGATACTAATACGTTGATAGTCCATAACAAGTTTAATAGACTTATTTTAATGGATGCTAGATGTTATCATGAACCAGTAGTTCCAACTGATAACTTTCAAAGGCTTACATTATATGCAGGTTACACAAAGTCTCCTTTGTTAAAGAAGAAAGACTTTATAAGAGAAAAACTCCTAATAGAAAATGGAGTTGTTCCTGGAACTAACTATACATTTGATATTAATGATTATGTATATATGGATTGACAGATCTTAAAAGATTTGTTATAATTTAATTTTAGGTATTGCGACAGCCAGAAGTGTTGCTAGGAGAATTAGATGAGTTATGTGGATGCTTTCCACGACACTACAAAAGATAAGATATTTGTAGTTGAACGTGTAGATGGAAAGCGAACAATACAAGAACTGCAACCTGAATACAATTTCTTTTATTCAGATCCCAAAGGCAAACAACGAAACATTTACGGTGATCCTGTATCTGAGATTAGATGTAGAAGTCTAAAAGACTTTAGAAAGAACGTTGCTATGAACAAAGGCAAAGGTCTTTGTGAAAGTGATGTTAGGCCAATAAACAAAACAATAGCAAAGCACTACAATGGTGCTGAACCCCCAAAACTACATACATGCTTTTTTGATATCGAGGTAGACTTTGATCCTGAGAGAGGTTACAGTTCACCTGATGATCCTTTTACGCCAATTACTGCTATAGGTGTTTACTTAGATTGGCTTGAAGCAATGGTATGTTTAGCAGTTCCGCCTAAACGTATTACTTGGGAACAAGCAGAAGAAATGACAAAACACATGCCAGAGGTTAAACTGTGTCGAACAGAAGCAGAAATGCTAGAACTGTTCTTAGGACTTATAGATGATGCAGACATACTAAGCGGTTGGAACTCAGAAGGTTATGATATCCCTTATACACATAATAGGATTGTAAGAGTATTAGGTAAGAAAGAAACTGCTAAACTATGCTTAATGGACAAGTATCCCAAGAAGAGAGTATATGAAAGAATGGGATCAGAACGAACTAGTTATGATCTTATAGGCAGGGTTCACTTAGACTATTTAGAATTATACAGAAAATACAACTATGAAGAACGCCATAGTTATAGATTAGACTACATTGGTGAGATGGAGTTAGGTGAAAAGAAGGTAGCCTATGAAGGTAGTTTAGATAGACTTTACAATTATGACTTTGAAAAGTTCTGTGAATATAACATACAAGACGTTATGCTGTTAGCAAAAATGGATACTAAGTTACAGTTTATTGATCTTGCTAACACTATAGCACATGATAATACAGTATTACTTCCGGTAACAATGGGTGCTGTAGCAACAACAGAACAAGCAATCATTAACGAAGCACACAGACGTGATATGGTTGTGCCTGATAGAACTAAAACAAGAGACTCTGATAATGCATGGGGACATACAGCGGCAGGTGCCTATGTGGCATTTCCTAAAAAAGGTTTGCATGAGTGGGTAGGCAGTATGGACTTGAACAGTCTATATCCTAGTATCTTCCGTGCTTTGAATATGGGAGCAGAAACAGTAGTAGGGCAACTAAGACAAACATATACTGACGAAGAGATTACTAATAAGATGTCTTTAGAGAAGAAGTCATTTGCTGATGCTTGGTTAGGTAAGTTTGGTAGTAATGAATATGACATGGTGATGTCCAAAGACATTGATCATGTAATGCAATTAGATATGGCTGATGGAACTAGTGTAGACGTAACTGGTGCAGATGTTTATAACTTAATATTCAACAGTGGTCAACCTTGGAACATAAGTGCTAATGGCACAATATTTAAAACAGACTTTCAGGGCATAGTGCCTGGACTGTTAGAACGTTGGTATTCAGAACGTCAAGTAATGCAAGGCAAGAAGAAGAAAGCAAAGGATGATGCAGAACAATCATATTGGGATAAGAGGCAGTTAGTTAAAAAGATTAACTTAAACAGTTTGTATGGTGCGATACTTAATCCAGGCTGTAGATTCTTTGATCATAGAATAGGACAGTCGACTACACTAACAGGTAGAGCAATTACTAAGCACATGGGTGCTCAAACAAATAAACTATTTACAGGCAAGTATGACCATACAGGTGATACTATTGTATATGGTGATACTGACTCTGTGTATTTTAGTGCAACTCCGGCCCTCCCAGAAGGTGAGGTCTTGGACATGGATAGTGCAATTAAATTGTATGATCATGTATCAGATCAAGTTAGTGCAACGTTTCCACAGTTTTTAAAAGATAACTTTAATGTTCCTAAGAGTTCTGGTGAGGTTATGAAGGCTGGTAGAGAAGTAGTTGGTAGAGC